TGCCTCATGCGGCGGTAGGAAGTGAGAATTTCGGCGGGATTGGATTGGCCGATTTGCTACCGCCCGGCTGGCGCAGCAGGAACTCGTGAAAATTCCCCGGGAACGCGGAGTAGACGTACTCCTTCGTTTGCGGATCGGTTTTGCGCGAGTAGTGCGCGATGTTCAGATTTGGGACGATCCACAAGTCGCCGCACTTATTCGTCCAGCGCCAGGAAAAACAGTAGTCCTCACCCCACCACAGCCGATCTCCGAGCACCGCTCCATGATTGAAGAGATCGATCGATGGCGAGTACTGCGGCCCGTAGGCGAGCTCCGGGTAGTGGTACATGAACTGGTTGATCCCTTCCTTGGTAATCTTGAGAAAACCTGCCGGAACGAGATTCGCCTTGATGGCGCCGTCACTTCTCACTACCGGCCTGCCATCAGGTCCACTGTGGATGGTGGACATGTACTCTTCGGGCTCGTGCTTGAGCCGATACGTTCCCGCGACCACGTCCCCCTCGGTCTGGATCAGCGTCAGCAGATCCTGCGAATCCCAGGAGAGGTCGTAGTCGATGTACACGATGATGTCGGCGCCGGAGTCCAGCGCCTTGCGCGTCATTGTCGCGCGCGCGCCGGAGATGTACGGACAGCCGATCTCCTGCACGTACTGATGGTCGTAGCCTGCCGCCTCAATCAGAGGCAAGGAAGCCTCAAGGGCCGCGATGTACTGCGGGAATGGGCCACTGAGCGAAGGCGTCGCAAAGATGACCTTCTTTCGCTTCTGCTTTGGTATCTCGAGCATTACTTCACTCCAATTCCCACCAGTTGATAGCCCTGTTCGCGTTTCATCACGACGCGTCCGAATACTTCGCTCATGACCGCATTGAGCGTTTCGGCGATAAATCCACTGTGATGCGCCATGTGGGGCTTATCTGCGGTGGATTTGCCGTAGATCATGTGAAGGCCGCTGACCCCACACCACAACGGCACATCCGTTGGGCGCACATCCTCCAAATCCGGCACCACGATGATTGCGAAACCACCTGGAGACAGGACGCGCGCAAACTCCTTCAATGCCGGCAGGATCTCGAACGGGTACAGATGCTCGAGCGCGTGACAGCAGTACAACGCGTCGAACTGTCCGATCTCACCAAGGCCCGTCATGTTCGCCACGATGTGCGGAGAGGTATCCGGGTCGATATCGACCCGGACCTCTTCGTACTTGCCGGACAGCTCCGCCGGCAGCGGGCTGGTGCCGCAACCGACGTGGAGCAATCTCAAGCGCTTCCCTTCCAGAGACCCAAACCCGTGAGGGTGTTGGTCACTTCGAGGATCCACGCCGTGAGACTGGCTGCGATCGTGATGTTGGAGCTCACGGACACAACGGACGCGGCCTGAATGGCTGCGGCACGCTGAGTGGCCGGTGTGGCTCCATAAAACCCGGCCTTGCCACCGGAGTTCATGGAGAACCGATCGATGTCCGTGAGGTTCGATTGCAGGGCGCCGAGAGCGCGCCCTGTTCCGGGAAGTTCGGCCATGACTAGGCGCCCCCTTTCCAGATGCCGAGGCCATTCAGGGTATTGGTCACCTCGAGAATCCATGCGGTGAGACTCGCCGCGATGGTGATATTCGAGGACACCGACACCACCGAAGCCGCCTGGATCGATGCGGCGCGCTGCGCGACCGGAGTCGTACCGTAGAAGCCGACGAGGCTTGATGCCGCCGCGCCGACGACATGCGGACTGTCGAGGCCGGTGTACGTGCTGCCCGTGGTAACCGCCGGGCCGGGATTTGTAGTTGCCATGTGTGTTGCTCCTTAGCCGACGACCCGAACCGCAGCATTGCGGTACAAGCCCGCATAGCCGTACAGAACGTCGCAGCGTGTCGGCATCGCGTCGTTGTTCACGGTGTACTGAGTCACCATGCGCATCGACATGCCGATATCCGCGTCATTCGCGCGCGCTGCCTCTTCCACGCCCCGCGGAAGCGGAAGATCCGCAAACGCCAACGCGAAGGCCGTTTTGTGAAGCGCAATGCCCTGCGGAGCCACGATGCCGTCCATCGACGTGGTCGTGGTGCCCCAGAAGGACAGGGCCGCGGTCGTGGTGAATGCGCTCGTGGTCACGACGTTCTGGAACTGACCGCCCGTGATAACCACTTCGCCGATGAGCAGCGACAGGTCCTCAGAACCATCGGCGGTGTAAACGCCTGTGGTGGCACTGAAGGTGCCGTAGGTGAGCGAAGCTGCTGCGAACGTCGGGCCCGGCGTTGCTGTTCCGGCTGGATTCGAGGTGTAGCCACCAGGGGGCAGCACAACGAACGTCTTCAGCCCCGAGCCGTACTGGGTTCGGCTCTGTGGATTCGCCGGATACACACCCGCAATCGAGATGATGTCACCGACCTTCGGTCCAGCACCTGCGGCACCCCAGCCCGTGGTCTGGATGAATCCGGACTGAGCCCATCCGCTCGAGATGATGCCGGGCTGCGCGACCGCCTTGAGCGTCGGAGCGCTCGGGAAGTTACCCTGAGTCAGCGTCACGACGTTCTGGTCTTTGTACCAGTCGAAGTTCGCGAAGTTCTTCGCGATCATGTTCCGCTTCAGGAACTCCCCGATCTGCGCCTGAGGATTGAAGAGACCTTTCACCCCGTCCACGGCTGCTGCCATGGTGTAGGGCGAAAGGATCATGCAGCGGCCTTCCTCCGGAATGGCCTCGTTGGACAGCTGTGCGTCCGCGTTCGCGTACGTCAGGTAGCTCGACGGCGTCGTGCCAGGCGTACCCACGTACTGCGCCGTATTCTGGTAGGCGAAGTAGAGGCCGTCCGAGTCGATGCGGTTGGCGACCGTCGCCATCATCGGCTTGAGCACGCGAGTGCGGAACAGGTCCATCGACAGCAGGAGATCCGCCGTCGTGAACTGCACGTCCACATGGAACTGGTTGTTCAGCGAAACCGGGACGTAGGTTTCATTGGTGTCTTCGACATTCAGCGCGGGGCCGAAAGTGCCGAGGTAGCGCGGCGGGCGCCGCACGTTGCAGGTGGCACCGATCTTCGCGCCCTTGATGGCGAACTCGTCAGAATACTGACGGTCCACCTTGTCGGCGAAGACCAGCGTGTTCTCCAGCACCAACAGACCTTCGTTGGTGATGTAGCTGATCGTAAGCAGGTTGTTCGACACGAGAATGACTCCGGAAAGAGGTTTTCATGTCCCTCACCTCTTCCCCGCCGCGCGCTCTGCCAGTCGGTGGGCGCGCAGCTCTGCAAAGGTCATCTGCGACGGGTCTTTGGCGACCGTCGTTGATTTGCCTTCGAGTGGGGTGATCGGTGCGGGGGCTCTGGAGACTTGCGCTGCGGGTGCGGGCTCTTTGGCCGGCACCTTCGCGGTGAGCTTGTCTTCCAGTTTGCCGAGCTCCGCGAATGCGCGGATCGGCGACAGTTTTGCGATACGGTCGAACTCGTCGCGATNNTTCGCGAGGTGGTANCCCANNCGGGCTCCNTTCTCGCTNTCCACGATGTAGGCCTGGATGTGGTGNGGNACTTCCCAGTCNGCCGCCNCGACTACCTCNAGATAGTCGGGNATNTCTTTGGCNGTNGNNNCNANNCGCTCNGCNAANTGCTGCTGCACNGNCTCGATNNNCTGCTTNTGGGTNTNNTTCGCNNGNTCNGCGCTNTCGGCCTTTTTGGCCTGCGCCACTTCCCACTTCGTGAGTGCTTTCGCGTACTCGCCAACCGTTTTGAAGTCTTCCGGTTTGGGCTCATCGCCCTCGCTGGATGCCGTGCCGGGCTGTGACTTCCCAGCCTTCAGCGCGTCNATTTCACGCTGCAAGGCCTCTGCACGCTCAACTGCCGCTTTTCGCTCGCGATACTCATCACGCGCGAACTCTTCGGCCTCTTTCATCGCCCTGTGCTTCTTCGCGACGATCTTGTCGATCTTGCGTTTGACCGCGTCGCTCAGTTTCGCACCGTCATCGTCATGCTCGTCGTCCTCTGCGGCCTTCGCCGCCGGTTCTTCAGCCTTCGCAGGCTCTGTCCATCGAATCTGCGCCTCTTCGGCCTTCACGAACTTGCCATCCTCAGCNCGCGGCTGNTCNGCCTTCGCCGGTTCTGGTGCCGATGCTGTCGCTGAGTCCGCGGGCTTCGCAGCCACGGCTTCGGATGGTTTGGCGGCATCCTTCGCCTCGGGCGCCTTGAACTCCGGCGCCTGTCGGGTCTGGATGAACTCCACCATGTTTTCGTTCGTGAGGACCTGAGCCATTTACTTACCTGCGCTCTCGCGCCGTTCTGTTTGTGCGGCCTC